AGACGCCAAGCAAAGGAAGGTCGCGCCGAGGGCAACTGATCTTGTAGTTAAAGGTTGGGACTTTGGTGCTGGTGGTGATAATTCGGTAATCGCTACCAGACATGGTGGCAAGGTTCTTCCATTAAAGAGAAAAAGTACTCATGATCCAAATGAACTCACTGATTGGGTTTTTACCGACTTTAAAGCAGATGAAGCCGATGTAGGATATGGTGACGTTATTGGAGTAGGTTGGGGTGTTCTCGGGAACCTGCGAAAAGTATTAGGCGGGATGAAGGTTAAATCAGTTGATAACCGTGCAAGAGCTTATAATAACGAACGGTTCCATAATAAAAGAGCGGAAAACTTCTGGAGCCTTCGTACTGCGTTTGAAAATGGTACTATTTCACTACCAGACGAGCAGGATTTGATTAATCAGTTAGGTACGATTAAATACGACGATATAACCGGACGTATTAAAATCGAACTGAAAAAGAAAATCAAAAAAGATTTAGGCGAATCACCAGACGATGCAGATGCAGTTGCGAATCTTTATGCTGATCAAAGTATGTCGTTAAGGAATTGTTATTTCGGCGCTGCATTAATGGGCGAAATGAATACATACGACGGTATGCTTGGAACACTTACCGATGAATTTGAACCGAAACCGGACGGTATTTTAACAATCTGGCACGAACCTGAAACCGGCCATGAAGATAGATATTGTATTGGTTCTAAAACAGGCGATGGTTCAGGTTTTGGCTTCGGTGCAGCTTATGTATTCGATAGGCTTGATAGAAAATTCGTTGCACGATTAAGATCCGATATGATAAATCCAGTTGAATGGAGTCAGCAATTAATATTATTATCAAGATTCTACAACGACTGTCTAATTGTTCCAGGCCGGTTCGGTGCCGGGATAACCACCTGTAAATATCTTTACGATAACGATGCAAATGTGTATATTGATACTACTATTGCACAAACTGGTCAGATTATGAGTAATATTGTAGGCTGGATGTGGACAAAGCAATCGTTATTCGATTTGATGGGCGATTTAAACCAATACTTTTTGTCAGCAATTGGCAACGTACACGACGATATGCTTATTCAAGAAGCTGAAAACTTTGTTCAAGAAGGCGATAACCTATCTGCAACAAGCGGATTCTATGATGATTGTGTTTTTGCAGCCGCACTTACCGTACATGGTGATTATTCGCTTGGTGACGCACCGAAACCAATAACAAAAAAAGGTGCTAAATACGAGCATTTAGATAACACATCTAAAGCTGCTTGGCAGGATGTGGAACAAGTCTGGAAAAACGCAAACATTAAAGAACAGGATTGGTTGGATTTTTAATTGATATAGAATAAAAAAACTTGGGCGTATCTCGGTTTAGCGGCTGAGATATTCTAAAAGAATTAAAAAAAGGACGCCGGTATGGGCATACCCCCATATTCGCGTCCTTTTTTTATGCCCACTGGAGAGAATATGGAACTAATCATAATGGGTCTGGTTATTTTTATCCTTATACTCAAGGGTGAAATCGACGCACGAATCAATAGAAAGATAATTACCGACTTACAAGACCGCATTCAAGCCGGATCGTTACAGGATTATAAAGAATTGACTTCAGATATTCCAAAGAAAGAACCATCTATTAACGATGCAATGGATATATTAGCAGAACAGGAACTTCTTGAAGAAGAGGACGTTGTATAGTGGACCCTGAAAAAATATTTAAAGAACTGTTCGATAATCAATCCGGTGCAAGACAAGTACTTGAACGGACTTGGTATCGTAATCTATTATATTATATGGGTGAACAGTGGATTAAATGGTTGTCAACCTCGATGCAGTTCACAAAAGCCTACAGGTTTCGACCACAAATACCTACACCGGTTTCCAATATAATCAGGGATCATGTTAAATCCGTCAAAGCTATGATCCTGAATAAAGATTTTAAAGCACGAGTCTGGCCGAATAGTAACGATGCTGAAGATGCAGCAGCGGCTGAGTTAGCACAAAGCCTGCTTAAAGACCTCAATGCACGAAATGATCATGCATACGATGATGAAAAAGAAGACGTTGCGCTTTGGATGGCAATTGCCGGAGTCGGATTCATGCGTGATATTCCGTCAATGGATTTAGGCGGAAAAGTTAATAAAGATATTAAAAAAGGCGATGTATTAAGCCAGTCAATAATACCATTTAATGTATTCCCAGATGAAGGACCAGGCAAAAGGCTTAGAGATAAACGATATGTAGGTATTCAATCGCTTAAAAGCAAAGAATGGGTAAAGAAGAACTATCCTAACTTTAAAGACAAAGGCACTACGGAAGATATTCTTGGGCTGAATTATCAAAGAGTCTTAATGAACCTGGTTGCACAAGTATCTTCATGGAAGCAAACAACCGCCGACATGTACGGTGCTGGAATGGGAACAATTAGCGATGAGGATCTTGTTGTATTCAGAGAACTTGAATTCGCACCAACAGCTGAATATCCAAAAGGTAGATATGCTTGCTACTGCAACGGTGAAATATTAGCCGATGAAAAAAGGCTACCGATTCCTATTGAAGACGGAAAGTGGTGTTATTCACTTGAAGATTTTCATTTTAATCTTGTACCAGGCAGGTTCTGGTCGGATGCAAGTATTAACGACCTAATTTCTCCGCAGAATACTATTAATAAAATTGATCAAGCCTTGGAAATGAACAGAAGAGGTATCGGTAGACCTGTTGTTATAACACCCGCTGATATGGAACTTAGACGGCTTACTAAGGAAGATGCATCCTTTATAGCGTTAACGTATAATCCAAAAAAATCAGGTGGAATGGCACCGGTAATATCACGAGGCACACCGCTTCCACAACAGGTACTTGCAGAACGCGCTATTCAACAGAACACGGCACAAGATGCAGCAGGCGATCCAAAGGGAGTTTTAAGAGGCCAGGCGCCAACTGCATCGGCTTCAGGATATATGGTCGATGTGATGCGAGAAACAGCCGAACAGGGACATGCGCCTGATATTGTCAGGTTCTATCGGTCGTTACAAAGGTCGTATAGGAAAAGACTCGTTATTGCACAGGAACTCTATACAGAAAAAAGACTTTTAAAAATCAAAGGTAGTGACGGTAAGTATCTTGTTAAATCATTTAAAGCGTCTGATCTTCGTGGCAATACAGATGTACGACTTGAACTGACAAGTGGACTGTCTACCACCAACGCTGGGAAAACACAAACTCTTATAAACCTGGTATCGGCAGGACTTTTCAATCCACAGATTATGACCGAACAGGATAAGCTTATAATTCTGAAAATGTTAGGGATGTCGAATTTTGTGAATCAACATTCTCCAGATGCCAGAAGAGCCGAACTTGAAATTACTCAGCTTATAAACGGTTCTTTAGAATTATACGTCGGCGCAATACCGATTGAAAATGATGTAGGCGAACCGTTAATGGAACGAGGACCGAATGGTCCACAACCTGTAATGATGGAACCAGTTCAAGATCCGTTGTTTGAATTTGACGATCATGGAATTCATTACGAAAGCCATAGGGATTTTGTTGTCTCGTCAAGGTTTAGAGATTTAACGACTGAAACACAGAATATTTGCTTGGCACATTTGAAACAACATCAGCTTAAACTTCAACAAGCCGCGCAGCAAGCACATGAACAACAGTTTGAAGACCTTGCTACAACCGAACAAATAAAAGCTGAAGCGAAAAAAGAAAAAGAAGCAGCAACTGAACCAGTTCCAACCGAAAGACCGCAAGTTGAAACCATGATGGGGATAAGATGAACTTAATGGTAGGTACTCATAAATATAGTATTAAATCGTATCGCGAAGGATATGAACGAACATTTGGAGACAATCATGGAAATGACAAGCCTGAGAAGCCTGAAAAAGTCGATGGTAAACGAACTAAAAACAGTCGAAGCCGAACAACCGGAATATCCATACGGCCTGACGATTGATCTTGATAACGATACAATCAAAAAAATGGGCCTTGATGTAACTAAGTTTTCAGTTGAAGATGAAATACAGATTGTTGCAAAGGCTTTTATTTCAAGGGTTTCAAGCGAAAAAACAGGAGAAGGTAGTAACGATTCATTATGTATTCAGTTAACCGATATGATAATCATACCGGTTGAAAAAGAACAGCAGGCCCGATTACGGGATGCAATGAAAATGATTATGTAATTATCGGTAGTCTTAATTGATTAACGGTGATTAAAGGAGACAATCATGACAGTAGAAGATACCACACAAGTAGACATGACAGATGCCGGAAATAATTCCGAGGAAAAACCTGCAATCGCAGAGAACATTCTTGAAGAACTTGGCTTTGAATCAATTGACGACGCCAAGGCACTGATAGAAAAATCACGAGAACTCGACGACAAACTTGGTGATAGTGATGTAGATGAGTTGCTTAAGCGTAACCAAAAGTTTTCAGAAATGGAACAAGCATGGGCGCTGGAAGATGAACTTAAAAAGGAAAAAGAAGAATCAGAACCTGATACCATTAAGCGCCTAAAGGATGAACGTGATCAAGCGCGTAAACTGCTAACTGCAAATAGTCAATTGGAACAGCAACATAAGGAAGCACAAGCATTAATCACACGGTTTGACACGATTGTGTCAACTACGGTTGATTCAGCCAAACTTCCAGATCCGGTAAAAGAATTCGCTTCGAAATGGTTTGGGGCAGAATCACCGGTTGCTTCCGTTGCGCTTGAAGACGGGAAAGCAAGTAAGCAAATGGTGAAAATGGGAATCAAAGACCTGAACACATTATCTGAAAATATTGTTCAGGCATATGTGGATGGGAAACTTAAAATCCCGAAAATTGGAAAAACTGAACCGGCTGCCGGGGTAACAACTCCAGGCGATAAAAAGCCGATAAAAATGAAAGATGCTGTTAAAGCCTCTCTTGAACGACTACGAGAGTTAGGCTTCAGCTAAGGAGATATTATGGCTGATGGAACCACTGCAGCGGCGATTACCGACCTGCTGAAAAATGTATACGGCGATATGCTTACTGATCAATTCTACGATGAGCAGACCACCTATAATCAATTTGCAAAATCAGAACGTAAACCTTCCGGGAAAGGTTATATATTCGGCTTGAACGTAGCCAACCCGCAAAGTGTTGGTACACGACTTGATAGTGCGAAACTGCCCGATCCGATGCCTGGAAAGTACGACCAGGGTAAGATTGTACCTAAATATCATTACGGTACGCTCAGAACATCAGACCCGGCCATTGAACTCAGTAAAGGCAACCTTTCAGCTTTTGTAGAAGCATTAGCTGGCGAGGTTAAAAACGTATACCGCGCACTTGTAACCGATTTGAATAGACAGTGTTGGGGCGACGGCGGCGGTAAACTTGCTTCAATGTCAGCAGTTGCAACACCGGCTACCGGCTCTACGTGGACTGTTACATGCAGT